TGCTGGCTAGAGCCGTAGCGTCATAAGTGCCGACCGGCATGCCTGCTGCCTCGCACAGATCCTCTACCACGTTCTGCAACGTGTCGTCGTATGGGTCTATGGTCTGGTAAGCGTAGGGCGGCGGCTCGAAAGGCTCTGTCGGGACCGAATACCCGCCCACCGAGTAAAGTTCGGACTCTTCGTCAGCTTCAAACCAGCGGAATAGCGAGCTGTCGAGGTACAACGTTGTTCCATTCGCAACGTCAAAGCGCGCAAACGCCGACGAGGTGAACGTCGGCACCGGCTGGCCCGTTGCGAACTCGGCAATGAAGCCCGTCTTGCTGTCATACAGCCGCATACGCTGGCCGGCCTTCTGCTCAACGGCCACATGGGTCCAGGTGTTCAGGTCCGGCGTTTGGCCTGCAGTGCCTATCCCGCCGCCGCCAAAGAACTGCTGGCACGAGATGTTGTAGTTGTAGGCCGAGAAGGCGCCACTCTTGCCGATGGAAATACTTGGCGGATTCCCGAGACTGATCGCGTTCGACGAGACGGCGTCCGTGAAGTAGGCCCAGAACTCCCACCGCCATGATTTCCCGAGGTGGACCTCCTGAGAAATTGTCGAAGGCGTGCGCGCCATCGCATTTGGCGTATGACCAACTTTCAACGAAGACGCGCCAAACTTCTTGACCCCCGTGTCCAGGACTGCGCCGTTGCTCAGCACAGGATCTGGGCCTAGCGTGGCTTCGACTGTCGTTCCCGAAGTCATCACGTCCCATTGGCACAGGAAGCCCTTATCGGCGAACGCAATCGCACCGTCGATGACAACCTCGAATGTGAGGTTCGGGATCACGCCGGAGTTGCCGAGCTGCAGGCCCTCGATGAACACCGTTCCGCGACCACGATAGGCCGGCGCATTGGCAACCGCGGCTTCGTAGGTCGGGTCAGGCAGTTGCGTGCTTCCCCCGGTGTGGACCGTGATGCGATCCCAGGGCGCCTCGTTTTGGCTGTTTATGATGCTGTCTTCGTCGCTATCGACAAGCGCAGTCCAGATCAGTTTGCCGTTCGACCAGATGCGCGACACGCCAAGAATCTGACGGTTCACTAGCCCGTAGAGGATGTCCACCTCATAGGTGTAGGACGTTGACTCAGCGCCACCGCCGCCCTTGCCTTGGCTGGTGGTGGTGCCAATCTCGCGGCGCTGACTGGCCCACCACACTTGTCCAGCGATGCGCGGATGCCCTGCAGCCCAGGGGATCGTCTGCCCGTACTCGCTGCCGGTGACTTTCAGGTCTTCCAGGCGCGGTCCGTAGCTCTTTTGCTTCGGGCCGAACTGCGCGCCGACCATAGACCCAACGGCCCAACCGATCTGCGCGCCGCCAGGACCGCCAATAGCGAACCCTGCTGCAGCTCCTGCAGCAGCAATCGCAAGCTGCGCCATCAGGCCACTCCGCGCAGCGAATAGGCGCCGCGAAACTTCTGATTGGCCGCGAACATAAGCCGCGTTTCAACGACGCGACCCGCCCTGTTCGTGGCATGGATCAGGCTTAGCCCGCCATGCCGGTAGTCGCCAAGGAATCCCATGTGCTGCGGGTCGTGCTCAGTCGCCATCACCAGCACGTCGCCAGGCTGCATGGCGCTGCGGTCGATGCGGTCCATGTGCTCATCGCACACCGCCAGCAAGGTGCCGTCAGGCATGCGGCTGTATCCGTTGATGTCGAATTCAACAGGCAGCAGGCCACGGTCGCGCGCCACGCAGATGATGAGACCGGCGCAGTCAACGCCTTGCCCCTTGGCGCGGTGTTGGTGAATCCACTTCGTACCCAGCCAGGTGCGGGCCTCGGCCACAACATCGGCGCGGGTCGTCATACATTGACCTCGGGCGATGATGTCAGCTCATCAACAGTCGGCCGGTGCGGCTCGCCTTGAAAATTCAGCACGTTGTCGAACTTGGTGAAGCAATCTTCATCCAGCCGCTTGCGGCAGCCGGCGACGACGCTGTAGGTGTCGCCCACCTGAATATCGAAGATCGCCGGCAGCATCAGAGTGAACGTGTCAGTCGCTGATGCGTAGGTCTTGATCTTGTGCGTCAGGCCGACATTCAGGCCTGCCGTCCAAGTGACCAGGCCTTCGCCGAAGTAGTCGTCAGCCTCAGAGCGTGAGGTGTCCCGGAACACCTGCTTGCTAGTGACGTGCGATACCGTGCCGGTGTGGGTGAATGAGCCGAGTGCCTTCGTACACAGCGCATCGCCCAGCCGCGCACGGCATGTCTTGGTGCTCGCGGCGCCCACCGGCTGCTGCAGGTACTGCTGCAGGCCGCGCAGTTCGGCGACGTACGCTCCAGAGCGCGGGTGCAACTCTCCGAGAAAGCCGGCGCTGATGACTTCTTCACCAGCGGAAACATCGGTCCAGTCGTACTTGAACAGCAGATAGGCTGCGTTGTTCCAGCGGCCGGCGAGGATGTCAGCGCGCGTGATGATCGTGTCATCGGCCAGCACCGTCAGCTCGCTGTTGTCCACCGCCAGCCCGGCCGATGAAGCGAAGGATGCAACGCTCAAGCCTGGCGCGCTCTCGTAGATCACGGCGTCAATCGTCGCATCCCTATCTGCACTGGTCCAACCGTACACCTCATCATCCGTGCGAGTGATTTTGATGGCCCAGGCGACGGTCGGAGAATCGCTCTGATAGTTCGATAGCAGGCCAGCCGGAACAACCTTTGTCACAGCCGTATTTCCTCAAGGATGATCGGATCTGCAACCAGCAGCAGATTGCTTGTCGTGCCATCAAGGCGCATCATCAGATCGTTGTCTTTGAAGGTCACAGGAATGTCGAATGTTCCGATCCAGTAAGACGGTGTTCCAGATGTCACTGTGGCAATGCCTGTCGCCGTGTTCACAGAGGCTGTGCAAGCAACATCAGACGAGTCATAGACTGTCACGCCAGCGTTCGGCTTGTAGATATTGCGCTTGTAGGTGATCGACGCGAAGGTATGCTTGCGCTGCAACTGATAGGTGTTGCTGACGATGTTCGTTAGCGTGGTGTTCGCCTTAACCGCCTGATAGTCGGCCCAGTTGCGGAACCTGAATCCAGAGTACGGGGTGAAGTGGATGACGTGCCACATGGCTTCGATTTCCGCATACCCGTCAGGAAGAAGGATGCCGTGCGAGATGTCGAATTCAGAGATTGGCGCAGACCACTCAAATACCTGATTCATCCGACCGCTGGTGCTGTAGACCTTCCGCCTGCCTCTGTTCGTCGGTCCACCCTTCGCCCCGCGCTCAATGCGAGCCGACATGCGCGATTCAAGGAATGCCATTAACCGTTCCTCGCTAGTGCGCGTTGCACACCCATTCCGGCCGTCTTGGCAAGTTGGGCTTGTGTGCTGCTATCAGGACGCGACGACAGCATGAAGTTGTTGATGACCGTCAACGCCTGATCCTTGGGCGACGACGTTTGCTTTTGCGGCACAACTTGACCTGACTGAGAAGCCAGTAGGTACTGCCGATTGCCAACGTTGAACAACTCGCCAGGGCCATCGGTTTCGTTGACCTCGACAATCCGTCCTCGCTCGACTTGACCACCCATGGCGAAGCCCTGAACACCGATGCCGAAAGCGCCGGATGACATCGAAGACCCGCCGCCTCCCATCAGGGCGCCGAACAGCGTGCTCAGGATGCTCGACCCGCCGCTAGAACCGGAACCCATCTGCCCGGCAAGGGCGTTTGCAATCTGCTGCCGGATGATGATGCGATTGACATCCGCAACGATGGACGTGGCGAATTCCTTGTACTTGAACTTCCCGGTCGTCAGGAAGTCAGTCAGACCATCTTCAAGCCCGCGCAGCGAATTCGATACGAATGTGTCCGTTGTCTGCGCGACGTTGGCGACTTCATCGATGTAGGTCTTGACCGCGCGTGAAGCTCCGTTGAACGCATCGCTCTGCAGATCAATAAGTCGGTCGTAATACTGCGTGAACGACTGAATCGACCTAGCTTGAAACTCGCGGATGATCGCTAGACGCGCCTCGTATTCGTCCTTGGTGAGCTTGCCAAGAACGCGCAGGTTCTCAAGCTCGCGCTCCTGCTGGGAGAAGTTGTCGTCAATCTGGTTGACGCCCTGAGCGAACAGAGCTTCGCGCGGACCTTGCGCGAATGATTCCAGCAGCCTATTCTGCTGTCGGTTCTGCGACTCGAAATAGGCTTCGGCGGCTTGTCTCGCGGACAGCAGCGCATCGGTCTTTTCCTTGGCGACCCTCGTTTCTTCGATGTCAAGGATCACGGCCCGCGATGAATTGCGGGCGCGCAGGATGGCGAGCTGCGATTCCGCTTCGGCAATCTTGCGCGTGTTATCGATGGAGTCGCGGGCCTTCTGCGCCGTGTCGGTCGGGTCTTTGGCCTTGCGCGCGTCGATCAACCCCTGCTCTTGCTGCAGCCGGGCGATTTCCTTCTGCAGCGCAGCGTCCTTGGCCTGCGTTTCCAGTTCGAGGAACTGCCGGCGAGATTCGTAGTAGTCCTTGTCCTTCACCAGCCCGCTAGAACGCAGCGCTTCGATGATGCGTTCGGCATCGGCGTAGACGCGCACCAGTTCGTCGGCTTCGGACTTGATCTGCGACAGGTCGAAGGCCAGGTCGGAACGGTCGATGCCGCGTTGCGGGTCGCGCGGGCCTTTGGGTGCGGTTGACTTGAAGCGCTCGCGGGCGCCTGCAATGGCCTTGTCGATTTCCGCCTGAGAAGCGCCAGCCGCCTTGCCGGCGTTCTTGATGAGTTCGATTTCCTTTGTCAGCAGGGCTGTCTTGTCCTGCTGATTGCGCTTTGCGATTTCATCGAAGCCGATACGGGCTTTGGTCTGGCGCACGCCATCGGCCTGCAACGCTGACGCCTTGGCTTCAAGCCGCGTGCTTTCAGTCAGGCCATAGATCAACTGCCGCTGCTGCTCAAGCCGCGCCTGGAACGCCTCTGTCGGCGTGCCGCCACGCGTTCGCGCCGCTTGGTTCGCGGCTTCTAGGGTTTGCAGATCCGAGCGCGCCTGCTCAAGCCGCTCGTCAAGCGTTCCTGCCCTGCCGACATTCAGCATGGCCGACCACGCTTCGGCCGCGCTGTCCTTCACCGCCCGCCAAGCACGCTCAATCGAACCGAGCCGCGCTTCGAGTTGCCCGGTGCGTGACTCCATCGCATCAGCGAATCCGCGCTGCGCTGCCGCAGCCGCTTCGGCCGTGCGGCCCTGATCTTCGAGCGCCTTGATCTGCTGGTACAGCGAAGTCGTCAGGAATCGCGTCGTCTCGTTCAGCTTGATCGACGCCTGCAGCGGCTCCTTGCCCAGCTCGGCGAACTGCTTGACGGTTTCGCCAACAGCCTGACCAGCTGTGCGCTCCAACTGCACGGCCACCCGTGAGAAGCGCTCGATGCTGTTCGCGGCGATGTTGCCGTTTGCCGCAAAAGCCGCGACCGCTTCAGCCGCTTGCGACTGCGTGCCCGTCACATTCGAGACGGCAACCGCCATCGCGTTCAGTTGATTGACGTTGGACCCTGCCGCGTTGCCGGTCAGGATAAGTGCCTTGGCGTAGGCGTCGGCTTCCTTGCTGCCCTGGTTGTAGGCCACCGCCAATGCAGCAGCCGCGGCAGCCGCCAGCGTGAACGGGTTGATGAGCCCGACTACATACCCTCCCAGCGCACGCGCAGCCGGCCCGATGCCTCCGAAGACATCCTTCAACTGGCCGCCTTGCTGTAGCAGCACAGTGAGCGGAGCCTGCCCGCCCTGAAGACTGACGATGATGTCAGTCAACTGCGCCGGGACTTGTCGAAGTGCAGCAGTGGTTTGCTTGGCCGTGAGCGTCGAGTCGTCGAATCGCTTGTTCAGGCCATCGACTTCCTTGGCTGCCTTCGCGGCGCCGGCTGCGACCTCTCCGAATGCCGTCGCGCCTAGCGATGTGGTCAGCCCGGTCGGCAGCGGCTTACTGAATGGCGTAGCGCCAAGCGATGTCGTCGCGCCAGCGAGCGGACCACGCTGAAGCAACTGGGAATTCTGCCCAAGCGCAACCCGCTGCTTCGCAATCGCCTCGTCAAGATCGCGGATGTACGGCTTCAGGACGTTGATGTCTGCGCCACGCTGGCGGGCAAGTGACTCAATGAACTTGCCGCTCATGCGGCCATTGGCTTCGACACCCGCCTCAATCGCTGCAAGGTTGCGCTGCGCGTTGGCGATCAGGTTCTTGGTGGCCGAGTCAAGTTTCTTCGCCGTCTGATCGCCGGCCGCGCCCATCTTCTCCAGGCCAGCGGCGCCCTTTGTTCCCGCCGCTTCCGCAGCGCCGCCAAGGCTGCTGATGGATTGCTTGGCCTTGTTGACGCCACTCTCGACGCCAGAAGCATCAACGCCAATCTCAAGTTGCGTCTTCAGATCGGCCATTGTTCGTGCTCACAAAAAGGAAAAGCCGCTTGACGCGGCTTCTCTTTGGGGTGGTGTCGCCCTACGGGGCGCGTCAAAGGGGGCAAGCATCTTACGGCTGTCGCTTCCAGATCACGGTCATGGCTTCGTCTTCCATGACGCGAACGTCGCGTTCGACGCGTTCGTACTCATCCGCAGGCAACTTCATGCGGTCGAGCTTGTGGAACAGCACGTTGTAATCCAGTCCAACAGGCCCGCTAGATCCCATGCGCCACTGCGTACACAGCGAATTGAAGACGTTGAACGGCACCACGTTCGGCGGCCAGATTTCAACCGGGGGGCCGCTCGCTTCCTCTACCGTCAATCCCAACCCAGCGGCTTCTTCTTCCGTTGGGTCAGGCGTGTAGAGGGCGCGGGCGACCTCCCTCAGTTTTTTTCCAGCGCCTTCGTGTGTTCTTCCCAGTAGCATTCGATCAAGCGATTGAGCGCCCCGATGTAGGTCCGATGAAGCAAATCCATGTTCTCTTCATTGAACGCATCAGCCAGTTCCCACCCGCACGCCATTTCCATTGCAGTCTTCACATTCGTCTGTTTCGCTGCGCGCTGAAAAAGCGCTTGCAGCTCGTCGGTGTCGCGGAAGCGGAACGTGAACTCCACCTCCGCTTCCTTCGACTCACCGGGGACGGGGATCTTCACCTTCGACTTGAAGGTGGGCTCGGGTTGCAGTTTGAACTTTGCCACTGGGATTCTCCTGATGTTTCTAGATGACGCAGCCCGGCCTATTTTGCAGACGCCATAGGCTTTGTCTATCAAAATCTCAACTGCTATAGCGCACCGGCTCATTCAGGAACCGGATCGTCCCCGACATCCGCATCAGCGTGTTCACCTCCAGCGTCGGGGTCTTATTGATGGACACATACCCCACGTAGTACAGCTTGGCGTTGTTCGCCAGCACAATGCGGACGCAACGCGCAACGCGGTCGTCGTTCGCTGTTTCAAGGGCCGTGAAGCCAGGCAGTGACGGGTCATCGCCAATCTCGAAGTTGAAGCCGCCGCCCGACTTGATGGTGGGAATCTCAACCTCGTTGTCAGCCTCAAGGAATTGATAGGTCAGAAACCGCTGTTCGCCGCCAGTCGAAGAGGTGGAAAGCACCTGCGAGACTTGCGTGAACGTGGTGACTTCCTGCACCGTACCCAATCCGCTGCCCGCAGGGTAGATCGTGGTATTGGTGGTGTTCAGACCTTCCAACTCGAAAGTGTCGTTGGTCTTGTTGTCAACCCGGAATGCCTTGCCATTGATACGCGACCAACCCGAGACAACGATAACGATGTCGCCATCTGCGTAGCCGTGCGCCACGCATGTGACAACGCAAGGGCTGGCGTTGGTGAGAATAGTTGTGGCTTGAGCCGAACCAACGGCCGAACCAATAGAGACGATTGAGCCGTTAGGCAGGGAGACAGCCATGATGATTCCTCTTTAGGCCATGGAACAAAAAAAGCCGCCCGAGTTGCCAAGGGCGGCC